CTTCGGAACCAAGAACAGGTGCCCACTTTTCCTGGAGATGTTCTGCGTTAAACATTTTGTCTCCGAGTTTTTTTAAGTGTTGTTTTTATATTATCAGGAATTCCAGCGGTTGATAGCGTTGAGATACTGTGCCATTGCTGGGGTAATCTCTTCGGCTTCTACTGGGGTTTCGTCGGTAACTTCTGCTTTAGGAGCAGCAGAACCCGAGGGGAAGTATGACTCGCGGAGAGTTTTTAGTTTCTCTGCGAACTTCTCTTCTGTCTCAAACTCTACGCCTTCAGCGAGAGAAGCTAATTTGTCCTTTTGAGTGTCTGCCAATCCTTCTGAAACTACATTCAGAACTACAGTTTTTGCAGACTCATCAAGACGACCTTGAAGTTTCACATTTGCTTTGACCTGTTCGTCAAGGCTTTCTTCCATCTTACGAATGTCATCAGTCAGACCTTCAACGACATCAACTTTGTCGTCAGGGATACTAATATAATGCTCTTGGAAGAGATTCTTAAGTCCAGCAATAAAGTCTTCCGTGATTTCGTTACGGATTCCTCTATCGATAGATACTTGGTTCTCTTCTAACCATGAAGTGATAGCATACTTAACGGTGCCACCAACTTCTTCAGCAAGTTCTGCTTTAACAGATGCTACTTGCTCATTAAGGCGAGTCCCAAACTGCTCTTCGAGTTTTGTCCACTCTTCAGAAAGTTTTGATTTGACTGCTGCCTCAAAAATTGTCGTTGCTTTTGCTTTGAACTCTTCAGAGAGTTCTGTACCTTCGGTAAGTGCAGCAACGTCTGCACTCATGTCAAGCGACTCGAAGGAAGGTTTGATGGGATAAGATACATCAGGACCAGTAGATGTAGCATATGCTGCATCTGCACCAACAGTAACAGTCTTGCCTTGATCACCAGCATCATTGATGCTAGAGGTCTGTGCAGTACCATCGCTTTGTGCTCCTTTAGCACCAACAGGAGCCGATGCTTTAGCGCCAGGATTATCCTCGCCCTCATCATTTCCATCTGGACGTGGACCACCGTTATCGGTTACTGACTGTTGTGCTCCATAACCATTAACAGCATCGGTGCCTACAGTAGTTTTACCTTCTGCACTTCCGCCTTTAGAGTTTACTTCTGTGCTTGATTGACTAGAAGCACTGTAAGAACCACCACCAGGAATAACGGATGCGGAAACAGTTGGCATTGGATCGCCACTTTCCACAACCAGACCTGATTCGGTTACAAACTCCTCAAATTTTTCCTTTAACATATCTGACATTGTGAGTTTCCCCGTAAATTTCTGATAATTATTCTATGATTATTTATTAATATTAGAGATTTGAAAGGAAATGCTCAAACACCTGTAGTGTTCTACCTTCCAACTCTTTCTTTGACGATTCATTAATGTATCCTTGGTATTTAGCAATAGTTTTCTCTTTGAGAATACCATTGTTCCATACCCATTCTTTTCCTTCCATAATACCATTGACAAATGCGTCAGGGGCGGAAGGGTCTGCTACGATATCAGCAGCAGTTGCTAACATAAAATCGTCCATAACATAAGAAGCACTTTCCTGACGGTCAATGCTGCCCATACCACGGGAAGAAACTCCAAGTTTTACACCCTCTTCTAAAAGAGACTTTGCAATACTGCCCATTGGTGTAGCAAGAATTTGTGCCTTACCAATGAAGTTATTACCCTCGGATTTCAGTGATGTGATTCTGTGAGAAACACGATCAAGATTCACAGTAGGACCATCGGGATGACCCAACTCACCTAAAGCACGTCCAGTTTTGACATACTCTTCATTATAGCGAGCGACTTCCTTTTCCAAAACTCGGAAAGGATATACTCTACCATTACGATTTTTAATTTCAGATTGTAAGAATACCCCTTCAATATAAAGGTTCTTCTTACCATCCTTTTCTTCGGTGAGAATTTGGATATCCTCGATGTTCTCTGTGATAAGTTTCATTCTTCTGCTGACGGTTCTACAGTAGGTTCATCAAAATATGTTGAAGCTACTGATTGTTTGTAAGTATCAATAACGTCAGATGCTTTAGAAAATAGATAATCATTAATCTTATCTAATGCTTCTCCGCGTTTTTTATCTGCAATCAAATCAACGATGTCAACCAATTCTGGTTCCAATGGAGTATCCATAACTTAAAATTATCCGTAGATATCAATTATTTATTAGACTTTGGTTTTGCGGCAGATGCCGCAGGTTTTAATTTATCCATCTCTTTTGCTTTTTCGAGTTCACGATCAGCAGAATCAGATGCTTGTTGCGCTGCAATTTCTGGGGCATACGCAGTATTTTGTTGACCCATCATATCCATACTATTGACATCGACTGGATCAATTGCCATGCCGCTATCAATATCAGATGAGATTTGTTTGTCAATTTCCTTATACTCTTTTTCAGTTTGCATAAGGACGTGACGACGAATGTATTCTGTAGAAAAATACTTTCCAACAAAAGGATCCATCTGGGTGACAAGAGTGATGCGTTGCATCATCATCTCTTGTTCTTTCAACTCATTAAAGTGATTATCGAAGAGGAAGTCATACTGAATATGCTCTTCCATGTCCTCCCAATCTTCTGGGGTGATGATACCCTTTAGGATAAGTTGAGTTTTAAGAATATCCTGAAAGATACTTGAGAATCTTTTGCGTAGACGACCGATAAATTTAGTAAACTTAAGTTCGTCACGTAGGATCTCTGTAGACTTACCAAGGTTGAATGCCTTGTTATCATCAGTCAAACGTGATGGTGGTAAATTCAGAGAGTTGTATAATTTCTTTTTGAAATACTCAACGTCTTTGAGCTCACCTAGATTCTGACCACCAGGTAGAGTTGTAATTTCTGTACCGCGACCGCCTTCACGACGAGGCAACCAGAAATCCTCAAGCATACTCATATGCTTTTTGTCATCACGAATCTCGCCAGTGCTCGCATCGTATACAAGTTTGTTACGATAACGTGCCATAGTATCACGCAGATATTGTTCTGCTTTTACTTTAGGTAAGTTACCAACATCAATGTAGAAGATGCGACGTTCTGGTGCTCTTGATAGTCTGTAGATAACAAGACTATCTTCAATCATTCGTAGTTGATTGAGTGCTTTTATTGATTTGTGTAAGAAACTTAATTGATATTTTTTGTTTAGATCTAATACACCAGAGTTGCAGGTGGCAATAGAATCTGAAGCAATCTTAATACCATTATTGGTTGAGAAATCTGACGCCGTATTGTTCGGCAGACTCATTGAACCAGAAAAACCTTTAGGGTTGTAGAGATAATAGTCTACATAATCACCCCAATCATATTCTAATGCTGTGCCACGTACCAAATTAGGATTAGCAGCTGCAGTTGGATTTGAAATTTTTTGACGAACTTTACGAATTTTTAAAGGATCGATATAGCGCAACTCAAGAATTCCTTTCTTGGGATTGTCTAAATCAACTACCTTATGATAATAAGTTCTACCATCAACATACCAATTACGAACAATGAGGTGGGCATTCTTGTCGAAGTTGATCATCTTTTTGATGTGATCAAATTCGTCTCTAATTTTTTTCTTTACTCCTGCCCCAACATCTAAATTAGACAACTCAATTTCAACGGGACTATCGTTAGAATCGCTAACAATAAACTCGTTTACAATCTCGTCGATAGCAGTATCGCATTCGGGATGGAGTGACATGTCGCGGTATCTTTTAATGAGTTCATACTCATTCTTTGATACGCCTTCGACATCTACATATGTACCAAAATAACCACCTGCTACGGTGGTTACGCTATCATCACTATTAGGAGGGACAGGGGATTGACCCCTGTCCTCCTTGCTCTTGTTGATTAAGAAACCAAACAGTTGACTCATGATTAATTATTTAGTACCCTTGATAGTACTATTTATAATCAATTACTGACGACCAATTCTGATGCCAGAACCTGCGGGGTCTCCTTCTCCACTGTCGATTTGACTAGATCTAGGATCTACCGCCTTCCAATATGAATACTGGAACTCAACAGTGAACTCTTCAATCTGATCATTGCTATCATAAGCAAGGTCAATTTGAGAGACACTTGATGGGAAACAGTGGAACAAATCATACTGACGAAGAATACCACCAGAGACTGAAGCATCCTTACGGAGTTGCTTAACTCCAAGAGTTGCCATGTATCCGTTGGTGTTATCAGGAGTGAACAACGGAGCGTTATTCAATTCGTGACTGTTCATTTGCTCCAACCACTTCTCGAAGTAAGCACGAAGCTTGAACTCCTTGTCGTTGAAGAATGTTGCTGACCAGGTATCGAATGTACGATCACCTGCGATCTTGACTGTTCTTCCTCTGAAGGGAACCTCAATCACACCCAGGTTTGATGCTGGGAGTGCTGCGGACTTACAGAGGAGGTTGATCAAATTTAAATCGTCGCCAGTAGGCTTGTTTGCCAATCCTTGCGGCCAATTAATATCGACCGCAAACATATTAGGCTTAACGCCTTCGCCAATTTTAGTGAGAAAATCGTTTAATGCAGTTGCCATTTTACTTTACCTCTTGTTTATTGTGATTATCTACCGACTACTTCGCTGAACGAGACACCAGTCTTCGTTGCAGTAAAGGTGATTGTAATGTAGTTAATCGAGCGAGTTGGCTTGACGAACAATTCGGCAACAAACTCATTACGATCAATTACGTCAGGGGTGTTATTGGACTCATCACATACCACGAGGAAATCAGTTACGCCACGACGTGCTTGTACTTCTGCAAGATAGCTGTTAACAGCAGATGCAAAAGAACCACGAGTCGTGCCGTCGTTCTGTTCAAAGAGAACCTGCTTCGACAGATCTCCAACTCTCTTCTCAAGATTGAGGAAGAGGCGGCGAACGTTAATACGGTCGAAGGCAGAAGGTGAAGCAAGAGCAGTCTTGTCACCGAACAGAGTTACGCCGCTACCAGGGAAGATAACAACAGGGTTGATTCTGTTCTGATAGAGTTCGTCTCTATCTGCTTTGCTTGGGTTGTACGCAAGTTTGATTGCATTACGCAATGAACCACGATTTACACCAGCAGGTGAATACCAGTCATCAAGAAGAGATGAGGTACTAACACAGAGACCTGCGATGTCACCGTTACAAGGAATGTAACGATACTTGTCATTGAAGCGATCGTAGTAGTACTTGTAACCACTATCAAACACAGCATATGACGTTGAAGTCATGCCGTTGAAGAAGTTCAAAGTATTTTCTTTCTGCTGGAAAGCAGTCAAGACACCGGCAGTACCGATTTGGTTTGCTTTGTGGGGTGATACGAAAGCAACACAATCTTTACGAGCAGATGCAATCGAGATAACCTTGTTTGCTTTTGCTTTGGTGTCAGTCTCGGTTGAGAGTGAACCACCCATCAATACGAAGTCGATGTTAACCAACTCGGTATCAGCAAACTCGTCATAAGCACTTTCAATTTCTG